CCAAGCCTATTGAATTTGTAAGGAAATTTGGCTTAAATTATTTCAAATGCGGATCTAAGTGATTGCATAAATTGATAAAATATACTATTTTAATAGTTCGGAGGTATGGGAGATGGCTTCAAATTTAAGGGCAAAACCGCTTGAAGGGCATGTTACCGATAGCGCGGGGAACGTCCTGAGCAATAAGCAAATTATTATAAAACTGACAACTCCGTCAGGAAGTTTTCCAGTTGATACAGTTAATTCTGACGATACAGGTTATTTTATTTCAAAACCATTACCGAATGGATGGTATGAGATTTACGAATCAGGCATTGCTGTAGCAAGAACAATACACATGACTGATAAGTTTGGTATTCAATCTTTTAAAGCTCATACTGATAATTATAATTTACTAACGCTTGAAAATTTTAACGAATTAGCAAATGAATCTCCGTCAAGAATGAATGATTATATAGCGTTCTTACAAATAGAACCTAGCGAAATTGATGTGAATCAATATGGAAGCTCATTTCCTATATATAATTTTGACATAACGACAAGACCTGAATTGGGCAATGATGATTCAGCTGATGAACTTTGGTTTCTTTCCCAGTTTCTTAATTTAAATCATGATTCCAGAATAACAACTACAAGATTTGATGTTGAATATTTTTCACCATTAACTGCGTTGTCAAGAAATTACAGAAGAGTAAGGTGGGCAGGAGTTCCTGGAATAAGATATTACACTGATTCTAAATTAGTTCTACCATTAGATTATTATTCAATAATACCAAGCTTTCCAAGAATAATAACTCCGAAAGCTTCTGACTTTGGAAGTTTTGCATCAGGAGATTATATTGAATTTGTATCAGATAATGAGAGTAATGATTATGTTACAATAAAAAATATGGGTGGTTCTAATAATGATTTTATAAATGCTGTAAATAATTCAAAAATTGGTGATATAGTAAAATTATATGTTTCGCACAATAGTGTTTACAAGGGTATTTGGTATGCAATAATTTCATCAATAGAATTAACAGAAGAAGGTGAATCAACTTATGAAGTAAAATTAGAGAGATTAAAATCATCAAGATTTGTAAATGGTTTTGATGCAAGTTTATCAAATCCAGAATGGTATGTAACAAGAATGATGGTATACGACGGAATGTTTCAGGGAATAAGGGACATCAATGAAGATGCTAATGAAAAATTCTCTGTTGTTGAAAATATTTTCGCTCAAAACATTGGTACACAGGAATTGTATAATTACAATCAGTCTTATAGTTAAAAAAAATAAACAATTGATTCATAATAGGGTGGATCATTTTAGAAGGAGGTAATTATGGATAAGGAAATGATGGAAGGGCTTGATATAGAAAAATTGTCAAGGATAGCTGTTGGGTATCTTCTTCAACATGAGGATCTTAGGCCAGTAGGAACGGAAAAGCTTTTTGCAAAGCTGATAAAATATAATGATTCAATGGAAGGTATTATGCAAGCCATTGAACAGGCTAAAAGATCTGTCAGGGAGATGCAAACAAAGGCAGAGCAAATGTTTGGCTCAATAGAATCTGTTGTTGAATTAATAGCAGAGGAGCTTCCAAAAGACAAGGTAACTGAATGGTGCAATAAATATGAATTTTCACCGAAGATGACATCAATGATTAAACAAAGAAAAAGAGATGTGGATGTTGCTGGTTCAGCAGCAAAAAATCAAGATAAACTTAACGCTCCTGATGGTGTTGACATGGCTGGATCAACTGCAAAACTGCAACCTCCACCTCCGATACCTGCAGATAAATAGGGGAAAGAAATGAGAAGGGTTAGTATAAAGACAGGTCTTAATCAAAGACTAAATGATATTCTTGGTTTCTCTACCACTGCCGCAAAAGATCCAATAACTACTTGGTCTATTCAAGCTGCGATGCTAAGTAATTTAGAGAGAATAATTAAGGCTATTGCTGGCGATAATGATGGTAAAGGTAGAGTTATGAAGGGGCTGGAACTCTCTGGATTAAATTCTTTAACTTTATCAATATCTCCTGGAATTGGATTTACAGATAATGGAAGTGTTATTTGGCTTCAAGGAGGATTATCCAAGACAATAAGCCCAACCGCCGGAAATAGATATATTTATTTAAAACCAGAAATTGTTGATGTTGATGCTAGTATAGAAGGGAACTCTGAAGCAAAAAAAACAAGTTTTATCGATGGTAGTCCACAAGAAAATATTGTTGCTGATGATAAGATTACGAGTCTAAAAGGTAATGTTCAGCCAAAAGTTGATGAAGTATTAGTTATATCTACAACAGAAACTCACGATCTTGGTTATTTATATCTTGGATCTCTTGAAGTAGATGGTACAAAAATTAACAACATAATAAAGACGGATAAAACAGGATTCACGAACTAGTGAGGAAAAATTATGCAATATGTACTTGATAGGAGATATCCTATAGAAACAGAAGAGCAGTTGGTTAAAGCTGCTGAATATTTTGATAAAAATATTTCCAGGTTCAGTCCTGAAGATAGAATTAAGATTGCCGGCAAACTAGATAAGAGATCTGCAGAGCTCGGCGTCAATTTAGACAGTGGAAGAGACTGGATAATTAATTATACACGCATGGATAAATCTGCGTCGTTATCGCCTGATTTTAAATCTTCAATGAATATGCGGAAAGAGGCCTGCATAAGAAGGAAAGTAGAAATACTTGCCGGAAATGATAAGATAAGCGCAGAATCCTTCGTTGATGGAATAATGAAATGTGCGGCAAACGTAACTCCAAAAGAGCTTATGCTAGCAGTGTTCGACTTCGATAAAAAGGCCGGTCTTGAATATCTATATGATAGAGAAATTCTTGATCCAGTTCTTACTGTTTTCGGTAGTCTTAACAATCCTGAATTCGATGCTGTTAAGATTGCTGGAGACGCAACTCAATATGATTTAGTCAGGGCATCAAGAGATCATGAAAAGCTTTCTTCTCTTAAAGAGAAATTTGGAGAAGAGTTTACCACCAAGTTTAAATCCAATCCTATTAAATCAATAGAGAAACTTGGTAGTGTAGAAAAAGAAATTCTTTCGTCTATTACAAAGAAATAACATGAGTCACAACAAGCTTTCTCAAAACCTTATGGACGCCCATATGATGGGCGATCAAGAGCTTGTTAAAAAAATACAGGCTGAGATTGATTTAAGATTTAGTCAATCTCAACCTAAAAAACAGAATACGTCTATTAAGGTTAATACTGTATTAAATGACGACTCTTCGTCAGCAATATCAGTATATGAGTTTTTAAATAAGGCAATAGGAGAAGATTGGTGGGAATTAGAGTTTGAGACAATAGAAAAACTATTATGGATTAATTATGGTTGTGCTCTTGAAGAAATAAATAGAGATAAGATTTGGGCAATAAGACATGTCTGCAGAAGCGATGGAGCTTTTTCTGATTGGTTCGAGTTTACTCAAGTTGCCCTATCTTTTTCAGGATCGATAGCTGATTTTGAATATTTAAGAAGTCCATCACCAGGAATGATTATAAGTACTGTAAAGTCATTAAATCACATAAGACCAGATCGTGAAGGATTTTTTGGTAACGATATTATAAAATATATTTGTATAATATTACGAGATAATGGAATTTACACACCACCACCTTCTTTGAATTATTTAATAAGCGAAGAGATGAACAAAATGATTTCTCAAGAAATGAGATCTCAATGGGATGGTGTGTTGACAAAATTAAAAGAGATAGTCGAAAAGAAAACTGGAGATGTCGAAGAGACAATTATCGATATTCAAGCAAAGAGAATACTTAAAGCCGAAGCGGCTGCGATAGAATATGGTTCGAGGTAATTATGGCGTATGAAGGTATGGCTGGTCCAGTAACACCAACAATTGGTGGTGGTAGTGGCCCGAACAATGTCTCATTATCTTTCAGTAGGGGATCAATAACATATGACTCGCCATTTCTTGATATGACGAGCACTTTCCTACCGAAGAATATTAAAAGCATTCTTAGATTTGTTGCTTCTTATGTACTTGGTGATGGTCTTGTCGCTCAGTGCGTATCAAAAATGTCAGAATATCCAATAACGAAATTACTTTATAATGACGAAGAAGCGTCTGCATTAAAAAAAGATAATACGATTGATAAATGGAAAAATGTGCTAGAGAAAAAGCTTCAGATAATGAAGACTTTGAAGCAAGCAGGAATGGATTATTATTCGTATGGTAATAGTATAATTTCTATAAACTATCCTTTTAAAAGGATGTTAAAATGTCCAAGATGTAAAAAAGAACATTCTATTGATGGACTAAAATATAAGTTCAAAGGATTTGAATTTTATGCTGATTGTCCAGAAAATAATGGCAAAAAATCTTGTGGATATAAAGGTAAAATGGATGCCAGAGATATAAACACAACTGAGATAGATAAATTGAGTATAGTTCACTGGGATCTTATTTACATGCACATAAAATATAATAGTATAACTGGTGAACATTTCTATTTCTATACGATACCAATGGATCTTGCGTCGTCAATTAAACGTGGCGACATGGATATAATAAGAGGGACAAGGCTTGAAGTTATAGAAGCTGTTAAAAAGAAAAAACAGCTAAAATTAATGGCAGATAATGTATTTCATTTAAAGCGGCCGGCGCCACAATATCTATACCCTTCAGAAAGGGGATGGGGGATACCAGTGGTTATGCCTGTAATGAAAGACATATTCCATTGCAAGATTTTAAAGAAGGGCAACGAAATGATTGCATTTGATCATATCGTTCCTCTGAGAATTATTTTTCCCCAAGGAACCGGTGATGTTTCTCCGCATGCTACAATTAATTTATCCAGCTGGAAAACTAAAATAGAAGAAGAAATAAGAAAATGGAGGACTGATCCTAATTATGTTGCCATAGTTC